TTTCCGGAATGAATAAGGAACTACGATATAATAATAGAGTACCTTATGATTGTTATAAAGCTTAAATGTAGTAAAGAGATCCGGGAGAAGTTTAAGAAGCATAAGATAGATAAGAAGAAGTTAGAGAACTATCTAATGTTTATAACTAATAATCTGGTACCTACTAGAAAATGGTGGGATTATGAGATTGTAGTTAAAGGGTGTAAGGGTCATGATTCTCAGTACTTCTGGGGAGAGGATGAGATAGAGGTAGCTACGAGGTGTCATGATTGTTCTAGTGTTAAGGAGCGGAGAGCTTTCTTCTTAAAGAGCCTTGTTCATGAGTATAGGCATTGGGTACAATCTCAAGTGCAAGGTATATCAGAAAGGCATATCAACTATACCGAGGAAGATGTTGATAACCGTACTGATAATTATTTGAAGAATAAGCTTGAACTTGAATGTGTAGAATGGGAAGCATTAGTAGAGAGATTTATTGACTTAGTATAAATAATATTATGAGAGAAGAGGACAGGAATATAAACGAAGCTTATTTAAATCAGGACGGTATCGGACTATCGCAGCAGCGCGACGATAAGAATCTAAAGTTTAGACCTGAGTACGATATTAATAACAGTAACTATAAAAATTTCAAGGGTATGAATGACGGTGCTAAAGTTAGCGATGCTAGAATGCCAACAGGGCCTGATCTATCCTCTGATGAAGAAAAAGAAGTATCAGGCTATATATATGATTCCGAGACAACTAATACGACTCCAGAGAATCCTGAAGTAATTGTAGTTGGTATAGGTAGGTATAGATTAGATTCTTTAGAGAGTGATATAAGATCTAGTCTTAAGGACCTCGCAGACGAGTCTACAGTTAATATTATAAGCAAGATAACAGCCGAAAGAGCTGTTCTACCTCATAAAGTTAAAGCTTTAGATGAGGTGTTGAAGAAGATGGAGTCGCCTGCATATAAGCGGAAGATAACACTTGCAAAGCAGAAAAGATAATATATAATTAATGTATGGTTAAGCTTCCTGTTACATGGGATACTATAGATCTATACGTAGATAATATATTAGAACAAATTAAAGATAAAAAGATCGATACCGTCCTTGGTTTAGCGAGAGGTGGTATGATACCTGCTACTATATTGGCATATAGATTAGGTAATAACAATCTACAACAGTTAGGTGTTAGAACTAGAGATGTAGAAGCTACGCAATTTTATGGTAACCCGGTCTTATTTGGTAATGTATTAGTAGTAGACGATATAAACGACTCGGGTAGAACGTTTATTGAAGCTGCTAAATATCTAGACTACCACTTTGATAGAGGTGAAATTAATGATGTTATCTTTAGCGCATGCTCGAAGAGGTATAATACAAAGTGGTCTAATGGTGTATATGGATCTATTATTGAGAATGATGACTGGCTGGTCTACCCGTGGGAATAAATATTAATAGTGAAGAGTAGAGCATTCCATTTTGAGATCAAAGATATGGTGACGCAGTTTATTGCGGCATTTGATGATATTGTTATAGGTAGATATAATAAGAATAGAGATGAACTCGATAAGATCGACGTTAGGTATGTATATGCTCCTAAAGAAAGAGTGATGTATGATATTATCAATGAGAATAAAACTATTACATTACCTGCAGTCGCTGTTAGTATAAAGAGTGTAGCGCGAGATACATCCCGCGTTTTCAATAAACTCGATGGGTTTTACTACTCAGGTACGAGCGGTGAAGAGAGAACATCTCGCCATGTCAAACCACCAGTACCTGTTAATATTAACTTAAGTGTATCTATATTAACGAGATATCAAACAGATATGGATCAGATCCTAAGTAACTTTATACCATTTTCTAATCCCTACGTTGTTATATCATGGAAGGTACCTAAAGATTTTAACCTATCGACTGATCAAGAAATAAGATCAGAAGTATTATGGGATGGTAATGTAGGTTTAAACTACCCGACAGAATTAAATGCATCTGCTAAAGCTAGAATTACTGCTGATACTTCGTTTACAATTAAAGGGTGGATGTTTAAAGATGTAGATGATCCTGTTGGTAATATATTCTATATTGATCAAAACTTTAACGCTGTAGATATTATTAGTGGGTATGAAAGTATGAAGGATGAGAATTCACCTACTGAATCATTCGAACTATCTGGCTCTCCTCATATAACAGATATATTTTATAACGGTGTTAAAATGTTTAATGACGTACATGTTAGTAATAAGTTTACAATTTTAAATGATAATGGGGTAGGTGTGTTTGGATCATCTGGTAATGGCACTGCGGCTGTCACTGATTTTGACCCCGGGAACCTTGACGATACATCAGCTACACACATTAGAGTAAGTGGTGGTGACCCAGCGGACAATATTAACGGAATATATCCTATTATTAACGTTCAATCAGGGTACGACGATGACCCTGCTAGTCCAACGTATAACGATGCATTTGAGCAGGTGCGGTTTACTTACTCCGGACCATTTATATCCACACTAGCAGATAGTGTTAGCTGTAATCATGAAACTGGTATATTAGCTGAGACCTCTGTAGGTAATATAATTCTCAATGGTACTGGATTTGCTAATACAGAAACGGTTTTATTTAGTTCTAATAATAGTAGCATATATACTTCGCTTACTTCATTATCAGCGACTACTAGGCAACCTGCAATAAGCGGTCAATCTATACCTTTTACTATTGTAAATGATAATACTATAACCTTTTCGACACCCGTTCTCGCTTTCGATGGTGATGTTAGATTTATACCTTATAATAAGGCTGGTTATTCATTTAGTGATTCAACTTTAGAAACCGAAACATTTAGCGGTAATACGACCTTTATTAAGATAACTTCTTAATTAAATATTAATAGACCATGGCAGACGATAATAAGAGATCATTTTTTAATTCAGGTATTTTTAAAAATATTACTAATAAACTACCATATCAAACTCCTAATGCGAACGATATTATAGGTAACTTAAATCCTAAGTATGAAGTCTTTCAAGACACAGGGGTAAAGAGAACAGAAGCTTTAGCCGGTCAATCGGTACTATATAATAATGATTATAATAATGTGGCGCCTGGTCAATTCGGAACCGAAACTCAATATGCTGAGTTAGTATATGCTAATATTGAAGAAAATAAAGGTGGTAGGCTTCGCGATTATAGAGTGATGGCTTCGTTTTCTGAAATAGCTGACGCTCTAGATGAAATTTGCGATGAAGTTGTTAATAGGGATGAAGATGGGAAGATAGTTAATTTAGATTTTAGAGATACAATTTTAGAAGATAGTGATAAGGGTAAAATAACCGCTGAGTTTGACAAATATATTAGTTATTATAATTTAGAGAAAAAGGGTTTCGAATATTTTAGACAGATGTTAATCGAAGGGGAAGTTTTCTTCGAGCATATTATACATAAGAAGTATACTGATGAAGGTATTCTCGGTGTAGTACATCTACCATCTGATCTCGTAGATGCTGTATATGATAATATTCAGAACATGCTCATTAAAGGCTTTATATTACGTAAGCCAGTATTTGATCCTAATAAGCCCAATAAAGTAGAAAAGGTAGAGCTTGTGCCGATGGATGATAATCAGGTATCATATGTTAATTCAGGTATATGGAATCAAGATAAAACTTTTAGACTACCGTTTATAGAAAACGCGCGTAGAGCATATCGTCAATTATCACTAGTTGAAGATAGTATTGTTATATATAGATTGGTTAGAGCTCCAGAGCGTCTAGTGTTTAATGTAGATGTTGGTAATATGTCTCCGCCAAAAGCTGAAGCTTATCTTAGAAAGCTAATGCAATCATATTGGTCCAAAAAGACATTCGATGTTAATCAATCTGGAGCTGTTCAAAAATTTAATCCTCAGTCAATGCTTGACTCTTTCTGGTTCGCAAAAAGAGCTGGTTCAGAGGGTACTAATGTTACTCAGTTACAAGGAGGAGCTAATTTAGGTGAACTTACTGACTTAATGTATTTCGTTAATAAGCTTTATAAAGCTTTAAAGGTACCTACTAATAGAGTTAACCCTGAATCAACATTTAGCGATGGTCAAGAGATCTTAAGAGAAGAGCTTAAATTTGCTAAGTTTATTATTAGATTACAGCAGCAATTCGCTAGCGGGTTAAAGAGAGGATTTTTAACTCATTTAGAATTAAAAGGGCTAAAAGAAAAATACTCTTTAAAAGAATCACAGATACATCTACATTTTAACGTACCTACTAATTTTTACGAACTAAGAGAGAATCAAAAACTTGAATTAAAAACAGCAACATATAATAATCTTGTTGCTAATGAATTTATATCAGCCACATACGGTCAAATGAAATACCTTGGCTGGTCTGAAACTGATATTAAAGCGAATAGAGAACTCCTTCGTAAAGATGCTGAGGTACAATGGGAATTAGCGCAGATTCAAGGCGCTGGTCCTGGTTGGAAAGATGCAGCTCAAGGCGCACCAGCCGAAGGCGGTGACGTAGAAGGTGGAGCTGCTCCAGGCGAGCCGCCTGCATTCGGAGGGGCTCCTGCTGATACAGGCGAGGGCGCAGTTGATGAAGCGCCTGCTGAAGAGGCACCACCAGAACCAGCAGTTTAAATTAAGTCTCTTTTAGAACGAGTGTTATACGACCGTTGCCGTCTAATACCTGTAATAATGTCTTAGCTGGTGAAGCAGCTTGTTGCTCGTTAATAAATTGCGCTAAAAGTGTAGGGTCACCAGCAAGTGGTTTTTCAGTCAATGTAACTGTGTTGCCATACTCATTTACTCTAGTAAATGATCCTACTGTTGATAATCCCGGTACTAATGTAATGTGTATATCTCCTGATGCCATATTAATATTTATAAAAAACGTAGGTTATATACTGAGAGTATTAAATATTTTATAATGGCTAAATGCGATATAACACCTATTTCAGCTTTTCAGAGCACAAATCTCAATAGTAAAATTGATAATTTTGATAGACTTAGTGA